TATACAATGGAAAGGGTGCGCTAGGTGAACGTGTGCGTGCGGTAATTCAACGCTACAATATACCTGTTGCATATAAGTCTTTTCACCGTATGTATCAGGCGTGGCGTAATCACAATTACGGCGCAGAAAAAGCACCATCTTTTGGTGCAGTTGAATTTAGCACACCGGTTGAACAAGTAACTGAGCCACCCAGCGGACAGCTGAATAAATTAAAGTATTCACTCGGTGCATTTGATGAGATAGTGAATGAGTTAAAGCCTGATGTCAATACCTTTGACCTGCCCGCATCACTTGAATCAAATTACCAACCCTACAAGCTGCCGACAAATCACAACGACATACTTTTATTGAGTGATATACATGTTCCGTATCATAACATACCAGCGTTAACCCTTGCGTTGAAATATGGCCTTGAGAATAACGTAAACACGATACTACTTAACGGTGACGTTATTGACTTCTACGCTATCAGCAGATTTGAGAAAGACCCGCGCAAAAGAAACTTTGGGCATGAGGTATTGATGACCCGTCAATTTTTGGGTACACTGCGCAAGCTATTTCCGAATGCTGCTATTTATTACAAGTGTGGCAATCACGATGTGCGCTATGACCATTACCTAATGCGCAATGCTCCTGACCTTTTAGGCATTACTGAATTTAGCTTCGAATCATTGATGCACTTAGATCAACTGAACATCACATTTATTCCTGATAAGCAAATCATACGTGCCGGGAATCTCACAATATTACACGGCCATGAACTAGGTGCGTCTGTATTTAGCCCCGTAAACATCGCACGCGGTTTATTCTTACGCGCTAAAGACAATGCGCTATGCGGGCATCATCACCAAGCAAGTGAACACAGTGAGCCAAACATAAACGGTAAGCTAACAACGTGCTGGAGTGTTGCATGTTTGTGCGAGCTGCATCCCGATTACATGCCCATTAATAAACATCACCACGGCTTCGCGCACATTAAAGTAATGGATACAGGTGAGTTTGAAGTGAGCAATTATCGCATAGTAAACGGAAAGATTAGATAACAAAAAGCCCCCACGTTAGGGGGCTAGTTGCATCAATAACTAAAAAACAATGAGAATCTAAAACACTCATACAAATATATACATGAAAGGCAAGCCACATCCAAAAGTTGTACAGCGAAAATTAGGGCGTGAACGTGCGGATGGTTTGTACTGTGATAACGTGATTGAGATTGATCCAACGTTGCCGCCTATGCGCTATCTGATTGTTCTTGTGCATGAGTACCTGCATCACATTCAACCGGAATGGAGTGAGGAAAAAGTCGATGCCGAGGGTGAAGCACTGGGCAGGTTTCTTTGGAAGCAGGGCTATCGCAAGGTGCAGCAATAATTCGCCCACTGCTAAGGATTATGAACCTATTCAAAACTTATCTGCTATCCCGGCATCAAGTAATTCACTCGCTAACCATTCGCGAATCTTGCCGACTAATTCATACTGTTCACCCGTAAGGTCTTGGTATTTTTCAAGGCTACGCAAGTGCTGTTGTATTTCGTAAATCATATCAAAATACTTCATGCCGTTCACAGCGCAATCAAATGCGTGCTGATCTTCGCGTAGATCAAACGTTAGTGTTGCTTTCATTTCGTTTGGCTTTTCTTTTTTTTGTTGTTGTTGGTTGGATGGTGTATGCACCGTATATGTTTTGGTCTACTTGTATTCCGATGTCTTTGAATAATCGCAAGTACCTATATGCTGTGCGTTCGGTTACCATTAGTTCTTTGGCAATTACATGCACTGGCATGTCACGCTGTTGCAGTTGCACCATTAACGTAAGTGCTCGTTTAACCTTGTCCATTCTCTCCATCGTTTAATAGTTCTTGCATATCATGAATAAAGTTTCGTCCTCTTTGTGTGTGAACATCAAATAGACCAGGCTCATGCTTCTCAACTATGCGCATTGCCTTTTGCAATAATGTTAGTTCATTCATGCTTCTATCTGTGTGCGGTTAGGTAATCCACTTTCGCCATCTAAATACCCATCATTGTAGGCATTCTGGATGTGGTTCATTTCAATAATTTGGACGGCATTTAAAAGACCTTCCATCTCTGCCCATGTCATGCGTATGGCTTGACCTTTAAAGCGTCTCTTAAGGGTTAGATGCAATCGGCGGATTGCGGTTTCTTTTTTTTCTTGTGTCATAGGTACTTTGTTTCTTTGGTAATCGTAAATAGATCACGGTTAACTGATTTGATTTTGTGATGCAGATTGTCTTTGAGGTATGTTGTTTTAGCCTCAACAAACAGTCCAAGCAACTTAATGCGCTCATCCTTTAGCTGCTCTATCGTCCAGTTCTTTCGGTGCTTTCCCATTGAGTTTGAGTATTTCGTTTTTGACGTGGTGATAGTAAGCCTTGACTGAATAGTATTCACCGGTGCCTTCAAAGTCTTGCATGATGTCACTAGGTGCATTGCTTATGGCTTCATCCACGCATTGCAGTGCGCAGTTAATTGCTTTAATATGCACCTCGGCTAGTTGGCCTTCTTGCTTACCATTCTCGATGATGTCAAAATAGTTCGAGTACAGTTGCCATGCCTTTTCCTTTGCTTTCATTGTTTAGTTTATTGATTAGTTCTATAACTTGCTCTTTGTTGTAATAGTGCTGCATTGAATTGCGCACGTGGTCTTTGAGTTGATCTGTGGTCATATCTATCTATATGTTGTATCATAGTAATCTATCGCATCAACATTAGTCCATTGGCTATTCCATGCTTCGTCATTATACTCAGCATTGACTGCTGCTTTATATGCATCAAGTATTTGTTCACGCTCAACTAATTTAGCACGCAACTTTAATTCTGAAATAGCTATTGCATTCAGTGTATCAAATGCTAAGTGATTGCGCAGTTCATCTATCAACCAATCTACTGCTGTTGCTTTACTCATAGTGCTAAAGTATTAAGGTATTCACGCCACATCGGTACACGCTCCTGAAGCTTTGCGATTGCATCGGCATCAAATTCCACAACCTTTTCGTGTATGCGCTCTTGCACTGGTATATCATACACCCACTCGCTAAGGTCGGTTTCAAGGTTTGCATCCGGGTAATCATTCAGAAATTGCTTCATGTCATAAATCATTGAACGCTCAATGCCTTGCGCTTTCTTTAAGAAGGTAGGGTCTGACTGTGCATCAATAAGGTTCATGCGGCGTGCGAGCTTGTACTTTTCATCGTTAATCATTTGCAGCGGTGCATTGACTAGGACAAAGCAGAACGTAGCACGCGGCGCACCTGTTAGCCACATGTATGCTTGGCCTTGCCAAAAGTAATCTTTGCTAAGGTCGTTAGCTTTTGCATCGTGGAAAGTGTAGATGTCCCATGAACTTTTAATATCCGGCACATTCACAACCAAATCCGTTTCGTCATCTTTGATAAGCAAGTCAGGCGTACCCTTTACAAAATCATTAGCAAACATCTGCTCATTCTTGAATACGATTTGTTTGCGCTCTCTGCGCCACATGTCTATCGCATCATTCTCAACGGCTAGACCTTTCTCAATGTACTTGTTGCTGATTTCTTTATAGCGCTTATACTTCTGCTGCACATAGACCTCCAGCAGTGCGCTCTTTGTTGTTTCGCTCAAACCTGTTTTGGTTCGTGCATCGGTCATCAACTTACCTAGTTGTGACGCTCTGAATAATACGTTTTCCATTTGCTTTTGTGTTATTGATTTGAGTGCTAATGTAGCAGAAGTTCGGAAATTCCGAACAACTGCCACATCTTTTAACATTTAGACGCCTTCACTAAATTGACGCATTTCATCCCCGCGATCAATAATGAAGTTACGGCGGTTGTTTAATTCATCATGTACTTGTGCAAGCACTTCGCTACTGCATGCTTTCTGAATGCGTGTGCAATCCATTAGCGTCTCAGCATTGTTGATTAGGTCAAGCACATAGGCAACATCTTTATCACCTCCCTGTGGTAGCTTGCCTTTAAGATTAAATGCCTTGTACATGTCCGCATTCTTGCGGTTCAGGTCACGGCCAAACAACTTACCAAAGGACTGCGCTGCATTCTTGATGCATTCTGTTTTCAGTTTAGGGAAGGCAAGGTCTAATGCGTTCGGCTTTTTGTTGTCTGCATTCAACGCCCAGCGGTTGCGCTCTACATTGTCAAGGTTCTGCGGTGCGCGGTCAACCATGATGATAATGGACGCTGCCCCCGTGCGGCGTATCTCATAACCGCTTATCGGATGTATTGCAATAAGGTCGATGCTGCCCACTACTTCATTTGCCATGCGTTCCCATCTAAAGTTCTCAGTGCGCCAATGCCCGAAAAACATTTCATCTAGTGTAGTCTCAACGTGTGAAATAACCAGCGTCTGTGCTTTGAGATCTGGTGTCTTTTCAATACCGGCTACATCGGGTGTGGCGTTAAGCATTTGCTGAAATTTCTGCAATGCCTCTAAATTGTCTTTGTGAATACTGTTGTTCATGTTATTGATTTTAGATTTTAAAGATACGGATTAATAGCGCATTAAGCAATCATTCAGCTCTTGACAATAGTTAAGAATTGCTAAAACGATTGCTGCGTAAACGAGGTACTTGATGACTTTGCTTGCTTTCATTGTTTCGAGATTTTGTTATTTGCTGCGAATGTACTGTGTAAGATATTACCCACCAAAAGTAAACTGTTAAAAATTGTTAAAATTTCAATCGGTTACAGATTGTAACCACCTCACGCCCACGAATAGCTACCGTAGTTAGGGAATAACTCAAAGTACATGCGCATCATAATCGCATCTGCATAGTCAGGAGACTTCCCGTGCATGCGGGCTATCTCCTCTTTACTGATCACTGCAAGTTTGCCGTCTGCTTCAGGCTGTCTACGGCGTATCATATCCAGTTCTTGAACTATCACATCCCGGAATGAGTTAACTTTAAAGATAACCTTGTTCTGCTCAATCAATTCTGCAAGCTTAAAATAACACTCCGCTTTTTGGTTGACGTAGCGGTCTGTTTGTTTAGCACGCCCACCGTTAAGAAAGCCCCGGCACTTGAGCGTATCTACCACACCACCACCTACCCCATCCTCATCACAGATCACATTGCTAAGTTTGATGCTATGCCTGTCGCATAGTTGGCGAATGGTGCTAACTACGGTAGTAATTGGTTGCTTACGCAGCTCGTGGATCTCCATCAAATGCAAACCTTGCCACACGCAAATGACGCTACGGTCTTTTCCAAGTCGTGCGATGTCAGCACTGATGTACTTTTCACCTTTGCTTTCTTCATCCCGAAAGCAGCGTACGAGGTCATCGTATTGGTAAAGGTTATCTACGCTTTCATCATATTCCCAATCGCCATCCAGCAGCCTTCGCCTATCCACTTCGGGCAACATGCGCAGCGTTTCAAGATACGATTCGGGCAGGTGTGGATTGTCGGTAGGTAATGAAGGAATAAACGCAAGATGTGCCGGCAATGATTCATTCTTGAATGGTGAATAGAACTCATTGTATAGCCATCCCTTTGACGGATTGCAGGTGAGCAGCATCTTTGGCTTCAGGTCATACTGTGTTAGCTTGAATCGGATGCGTGACTGGAGTATATCAATCGCCCTTTTTGATACCTGTGCGCTTTCATCTACGTAGGCATCGGTTAATTCAAGTCCACCTAGCGCATGAAATTCGGGATCACTTGGATAGGCAAACAAGTCTTTTAGGATTATCTCGCTACCATTGCTAAACGTAATCACGTTCGTTTGATTGTTGATCGTGTAATGCTCGTTAGGTGCTAAGCCTAACATGTGCGCGACCTCAAAGAAAGTCTTTAGCGTGGTCTTTTTTAGCGTATCTAATTTGCTACGGCCTATAAGACCGCGCGTGCCTGGATACTTGAACCTGCGGCTTATTTGCCATGCACAACCGATGAATGACTTGCTCCCACCTGCTGCACCTCCGAAAAGCACCACACGTGCCGGGTGAGAATTACCCAGCACACGCAATGCTTCCTTTTGTTTCGGTAGATACTCAATCATTAAACCCGTCGAATTCGATGGAATTAAAACGGCAAATCGCCCGTGCCTTGTGAATCATTTTCCTGATGTCGGGAAGATGGTTGTTGCTCACGTGGCTCGGACATCTTACCGCTAAAGAACTTACCACTTTTGCCTTCCTTCACCCACGCGGCTAATCGCATCTTTTTGCCATTGACCATGATTTCACCCGTGTACTCAGGTGCATTGTTGGTTGTCTTGTTGTTCTTGAATAGGGTGAACTGTCCCTCTTGCATTTGATAGTTACTCATTGAATTGTGTATTTAATTATTAATAATTCCTATATCATCTAACATCAGGCTTATCGTGGTCTTGCCGGTAATATCGCAGGTCTCTACAACTTCAAAAGATTCGTGGTCGATGCTGTGACCATTGATGAAACCAATGTAAACTTCTACATCATCAGGATACTGCGCAAGCTTATCCCACAATTCACCAATAGTCATAGCTTATATTCATCTTTATCTGTAAGCAAATGTAACTCCTCAAAGATAAGACGCATTGAAACATTATCAGTCATCGATGGTCGCATACTTCGCTTAGCTGTTAGCACGAATAGTTTGCGCAGTAGTTCAATCTCGCGCTGTTGATCGTAGTGCTTCATTACTTAATGCTTAAAAGTTTTATCACTTCTTCATCATCATGCATCCAACATGTTCCTTCAAAAATATCAGGGTTAATCAAAAATTC